AAAGGATTGCGACCTTGATGGCCGCAGCTTCAATTCGTTTATGAAGGAAGCGCAAATCTGGGCATCGGTCTACGGCCATGTATGGCTGACTCTGGATAAGCCGAAGTCAAGTGCGGGAACTCGTGCCGAGGAACTAAATCAAGGCATCCGCCCCTATGTGAATCTCTTTACTCCAGAGAATGTCTTTGACTGGAAATGGGAACGCACCGAATCTGGCCGCTATCGCCTGACCTATCTGAAGCTCCGTGAGGCTATTGAGCGCGTCGACAATATGACCACTCGCGCCTTCTTCCGCGTCTGGACTGACGAAGAGGTGAGCATCTATGAGGTCGAGAACGAGGACGAGCGCCTTGTAGAAACCATGCCGAACCCGATTGGGCGCATTCCAGCCGTGTTCCTGCCTGCTAATCGTTCTGTGGTGCGCGGCATCGGCATTTCAGATCTTTCTGATATCGCGTTCATGCAGCAGTCCATCTATCAGGAATTGAGCGAGATTGAGCAACTGATCCGCATCTCGAATCACCCGACCCTAGTCAAGACCTATGGCACGGATGCATCTGCCGGTGCTGGCTCTGTGATCAATATGCCGGACGAACTGGATGCCAACCTCAAGCCGTACCAGATCCAGCCGAGCGGCTCCAACCTGGACGCTGTGCGCGCCTCGATCACGGACAAGGTGGAGGCAATCAACCGCATGGCTCACATGGGCGCAGTACGCGGCACGGAAGCACAAACCAAGTCCGGCGTTGCCTTGCAAACTGAATTCCAGTTGCTGAATGCCAAGCTATCAGAAAAGGCTAATATTCTGGAACTTGCAGAGGAGCAGCTATGGGAACTGTTCTGCATCTGGCAAGACACCACCCCAGATGTTGAGGTGTACTACCCAGACTCATTCGATATTCGTGACTATCCAAACGAACTGAATTATTTGCAGCAGGCTAAGGCCTCCGGCGTTCGCTCTAACACCTTCCTAAAGGAAGTCGACAAGATGATCGCTGACCTCGTTTTGGATGATGAACAGTTGGTTCGCGCGCACGAAGAAATCGACAGCACTAATCAGGTACTCGGCCAGTTTTAATGCCAGCAGATATTGACCACGCTAGAATCATTGAACGATTAGGAGATGCCCATGAGGAGCGCCTACAAACTGCTTTGCGCCGTCTGGAAGAAAGGGTCGTGGCAATCGTTTCCGCTGCGCCTACTAAAGCTGGGAGCCTATTTGATCTTGAGTGGGCTATCGCAGCTCGCACTCAAATTCAGTCGGTTCTTGAGCAGGAATATCTTGCCGAAGTTCAAGCAATAGTTGACGGATACGATGAGGCTGTCGCTTCTGCCCAATCAATGCTCGGAGAATATGGAGCATTTACTGAAATCTCGCCCGATGTTATTCGCAACTTAAAGAGATTGAGCTTTCAGGGATTCGAAGCAATTGGCAATGAATATCTAGACACCTTGGCAAATGAGATCTACCAAAACACGATCACAGGCCGACCTGTTTCTGAATCAGTAAAGACGCTGCGCCATGCAATCAACGGAATTTATATTGAATCCGACTCTGTGGAAGCCAATCGTCTTGTCGATATTGCTCGCAATGGTTCTGATGCTCAGCGAGCCGAGGCAATAGAAAAGCTACACACCCTATACGCCCGTGATAGAGTAGGTAATAATTTAAGGCGATATGCAACTCAAATGGTTCACGATTCGCTGATGCAATTTGATTCCTCAATCGTTGTCGCTGCCGGAAAAGAAGCTGGCGCGGAAAAGTGGAAATACTACGGGTCAGTAATCACGGACTCTCGCGAGTGGTGTAGAGATCACACAGGAAAGTCTTATACGGAAGACGAGATCCGCGAAATGTGGGCCAATAACTCATGGGCAGGAAAAGCCCCTGGCGATCCGTTTATTGTGAGAGGCGGGTATAACTGCCGACATCATTTTCGACCGGTATTTGAGGAAAACGAGAATGCCTAAGAAACTTGAGCAAGAATTGAAAGCCGTCTGCAAGAAACGCGGATGGGGCAAGCAGCGGTGCGATGCGTATGTGTACGGCACACTTCGCAAGACCGGCTGGAAGCCTAGCAAGAAATAGTTTCCCCACACACTCCATAGGAGGTTCGTAACATGAGCGAAGAAGTCATGGAAAGCGTTGATACCGAAGCGACCGCTGAAAGTCAGGAAGCTACTTCGGAGAAGTCCTTTTCACAGTCTGAAGTCGAGCGAATTGTTGAGCAGCGACTGGCGCGTGAGCGCAAGAAGTTTGAGAAGCAAATCGACGGCGTTGACTTGAACGAGGCTCGCAGATTGCTTGAGGAAAAAGAAGCCGCAGATCTTGAGCGCCAAAAGGAGCGCGGAGAGTTCGAGCAGATCCTCAAAAAAACTGCGGAAAAGAAGGATGTTGAAATTCAGAATCTCCGCTCTCGACTCCACTCAACATTGATTGACGGCGAGGTGATGAATGCAGCAGTCCGCAACAATGCCGTGTCACCAGAGCAAGTAAGTTCGCTATTGCGTTCTAACATTCGCTTAGGTGAGGACGGTCATGTAGAAGTCCTTGACGCTAATGGCTCCCCACGATATAACGATTCCGGTGAATCCTTAACGGTTGGGGAACTTGTTGGGGAATTCCTTACAGCAAACCCGCATTTCGTTCGTGCTTCCGGTGGGGGCACAGGAAGCAAGGGCAACGCTGGTGGCTCTACACAGAAGCCTGCATCTGTGGCTGATATGGTCGCAAATTGGAACAGCGGAGGCAAAGAAGCCTATGCTGCAATGAAGCGAGCAAAATAATCCACTTCTGTAATCTTTTGACAAGGAGCCAATCATGGCAGGTACTACTACTACCACTCTTGACGACCTGTTCGTCAATATCGTTGCTCAGGCGCGTTTCACCGCTGAAGAGCAGTCTTTGTTGCTTCCGCTCGTTACCATGTACAACATCGGCAACGAAGCTGGCAAAACTATTCAGGTTCCGAAGTATCCGGCTGTTACCGCTGCCGGCCTTACTGAAGGCACCGATATGTCTGAAACCGTTGTTTCTACCAGCAGCGTTTCTGTAACCGTTGGCGAAGTCGGCGCTCAGGTTCTCCTGACTGACCTGGCTGCAATGGGCGCAGGCAACCCGGCTGAAGAACTCGGTACGGTTCTGGGTAACTCCATCGCTACCAAGATCGACACAGATCTCATCGCTCTGTTCGATGGTTTCTCCTCTAGCTTGGGTTCGACCACTACCGAACTGACCGCAGCTTACTTGTTCCAGGCCGCAGCTACTCTGCGCGCTAACAAGGCTCCGGGCCGTCTGGTTGGTGTTTTCCATCCGTATCAGACCTACGCTCTGAAGGCTAACTTGACCAACACCTTCGCTAACCCGAACGGTGGTGATCTCCAGAACGAAGCTATGCGCTCTGGTTATGTTGGCACGATCGCTGGTATCGACATCTACGAGTCTGCAAATGTGACCGTAGACGGTTCTGGCGACGCGAAGGGCTGCGTATTCGCACCTGAAGCCATGGCTATCGCTATGAAGCGTGACTTCAACATCGAGTACCAGCGTGACGCATCTCTGCGTGCTTGGGAACTGAATGCTACCGCCATCTACGGTGTCGGCGAGCTGGATGATTCCTACGGCGTAGAAATGTACTTCGACGCAGGCCTCTAAGCCCTGATAACCTGGCCCAGCCCTTCGGGGCTGTGGCTGGGTTTTTCTACATTAGGGGATAGCAAATGGCATTCAGCACAGACTCAGATTTGACGGCTTTGCTGCCCGATATTTTGTCGTTTGGCATCTTGGAGTTTTATTCTGAACATCAAGCCGCACAAGCAGACATCGAGCGCGAGATCCGCAATAAGTGGTGGGACAAGACCGGATTTGCCGGTGAATTAGATCCAACCCTCCTTACAGATTCCCAATGGACTAGAGCAGCAAGCTATCTGGTTCTCTGGAAGTACGCCCTCCCACAGCTAACGAACTGGGTTGATGGCGACCGCTTCCAAAATATGATCGAGTTCTACCGCGCCCGCTATGGCGAGGAAATGGAACAGGTATTTCAAGATGGCGTCGAATACGATGCAGACAATGACGGCACAGTAACAAACGCGGAAAAGAAGCCGCGCCATTCTGGACGCTTGTTCCGGTGAAAATTGATATTGATATTGACGCAAAGGGCATGGAGCGCAGACTGCGTGAGATATCCATGCAGCTTCCGGGCAATGTTCGGAAGGCTTTGAATGTCACGGCAATGTATGCGGAAAGCTACCTGCTGAATCGCACCGAACAAGGCCGAGGCTATCGCGGCCCCTTTGAGCCTTACTCAATCGGGTATGCAAAATTCCGAAGCAAGAAAGGTCGGCAGACTTCTTTCGTTGACTTCAATTTTTCAGGACGGATGCTCAGCAGCATCAAGCACACCGTAAAAAGCAATGAGGCCATCATTGGTTTCACTAGAGCCACGGAAGCGAAAAAAGCTGCGATGCTAAACAGCAAGCGCCCATGGTTCGGATTCAATAACGGCGAGCAGGCGAAGATTAGAAAATTCTTCTATAAATCCCTGACTAGCAAGGCAGTGATTAGATGAGTATCAGAGAATCTATCGCAGCAAATATTGTGACCACCTTGCAGGCTATGACTAGCCCTGTAAGCGCCTCCTATATCACTAGAGAGCCGTTCGACTTCCAGAAGCTATCTAACGCCCAGTTCCCAGCGATCCTCGTACAGACGGCCTCAGAGAGCCGTGAGGACGCTACTATTGGCGGCAGCGGGATAAAGCGCTTCGGAAACATTGACTATCAGATCGTCGGCTATGTGAAAGCTACTGGAATTGACACGGCCAGAAACAACCTGATCGAGGCGATTGAAGAGGCATTGGATATTGACCGCACTCGTGGCGGTTTTGCAAAAGACACCCAGATCGTTTCCATTGAAACTGACGAAGGTGCGATTGATCCGATTGGGGGGATTATCGTGACGGCCCGCGTCATGTACGATTTTACAAGAGGGGCAACCTAATGCTGATGTATCATCCTAAAGCAGAACAACCTATTTCCGTTCATCCAAGCCAGATTGAAAATATGAAGGCCCGTGGATGGACAGAAGAGCCGCCTAAAAAGGCAAAATCTAAAGAGCCGATCCCGGCTGAATCAACAAATGAGGTAAATAGCGATGGCTAATCATACTGGAAGCGAAGGGGTCGTTAAGGTCGGCTCCAATGAGATTTTAGAGGTTCGTGAGTGGTCACTAACAGAAACCGCAGATACGATTGAAGATACTTCAATGGGCGATTCTGCTCGTACCCGGAAGGCTGGCCTAACTTCAGCTTCAGGATCGGTCACTGCCTATTGGGACGAAACCAATACTACCGGTCAAGGTGCATTGACTGTTGGCGCAGAAGTGACCCTGAACCTCTACCCAGAAGGCGCAACTACTGGCGACACCTATGCCACCCTGAGCGCAATCGTCACCGAAGCTGGTGTGTCTGCCTCTTTCGACGGCATGGTTGAGGCAACTTTTAGCTTCGAGGCAAACGGTGCTGTGACATGGGGCACGGTAGTTTAAAACTAGGTCTTTAGCGGCTAGGGTCATTCCCGAAAAGCAGAATCCGAGCCTGCCTGCCGCTAAGACACTATGCTCGGCCTCATCGGAGAGGAATATGTCTGTACTAGAACGAGCAAGAGCGCATTTTGATAGCCAAGAGATTACCGAGATCGAAATCCCGGAATGGGAAGACGAGCAAGGCAATCCAACCATCATCTACGCAAAGCCTTTTACGCTAGGCGAACGCAAAAAGCTGATGAAGTTTGCCAAAGATGACGACATGGAATTTTTGGTACGACTGGTGATTATGAAATCCCTAGACGCATCAGGGAATCAAGTTTTTGATATTGGCGACAAGATTTCATTGATGAATTCCGTAGATCCAAAAATTGTCACAAAGATTGCAAACGCAATGACGACAGGAAAGTCAGTAGAGGATTTTGAGGGAAACTAAACAGCGATCCAGACTTATTTGCCATCTACTCGGTTGCTGAGTCTTTGCACAAGACGGTAGCAGAAATCGAGGAAATGACGGTCGAGGAATTTACTGGCTGGATCGCATACTTCAACAAGAAGGCGAAAGATGGCAACACCCGAAGAAATCAAAATCAGGATCATCGCTAGGGACGAAACCCGAAAAGCGATGGAGTCTGTCCGTAAGGAAATGGACAAGACATCCTCAATGGCCGCAAACCTAAAACGAGCATTTGTCGCGTTAGGAGTTGCTGCTGTCCTGCGCCAATGGTACGAAGTAAACAAAAACTTTCAGTCATTGCGTATGACATTGAATACAGTTTCTTCATCAAGCGAAGAAGCTGCAAAATCTTGGGAACTCATCAATCGTGTTGGCGTAAGGATTCCATCCTCTATTGAGGAATTGACTCGCTCTTTTGTAAAAATGAAGGCTCTCGGTATCGAGCCAACAGAAGAAACAATATTGTCTTTTTCTAATACTGCTTCTGCAATGGGCAAATCATTTGAGCAGTACGCCGAAGCAGTTGCGGACGCAATTACTGGCGAATTTGAGCGACTAAAAGAATTTGGCATTAAGGCTTCAAGTGAGGGTGACAAGGTAAGTTTCACATTTAGAGGCTTATCAACAACGATCAACAAAGATTCTGCAAGCATTCTCAAATACCTACAAAGAATAGGGAATGTTGAGTTTGCAGGAGCAGCAGAAAACCAGATGAATACGGTTGCTGGTGCTGTGAGCAATCTTGGCGTCGCTTTTGACAATCTGTTTCTTTCATTAGAAGAAAACGAAACGATTACTTATTTGATCAATAAGGCAGAACAATTTGTCAATTCAATGGCAAAAACAATCGCAGCATCAAGACTGGAAATGACATTGCCTGTTGATATTACAACTCCTGGAACATTTGCGGATTTTGCTCCTGTTGGTGGCCCAGTAAAAATCACGCCACCAACGCCAGAAAAAACTCCAGAACAAATAGTAGAAGAAAACAAAAAATTGAATGACCTGCTGAAAGAGGTCAATAAAGCACGACTTCTTGACGAAGAATTCAGTGTGAAAGATTCTTATGCGATGCAACTACAAGCATTAAAAGATTTGAATGCTGCAAAAATGATTGAGGATGAGCAGTATGCAATGGCAAAACAGCGCATTGAGCAGAAGATGACTCAAAACACCATTAGCGAAATGGCTTCTGGATTCAGCGCATTAGGTCAGTACAACAGAAAAGCATTTGCTATCGGCAAGGCCGCTAGTATTGCGAGTGCTGTAATTAACACTTATGAAGGCGCAACAAAGGCGCTGGCAACCTATGCACCGCCTTGGTCATTTGCGATGGCTGCCGCGCAGGTGGCATCTGGTATGGCGCAGGTTGCTCAGATCAAGTCTCAGTCGTTTAGCGGCAGGGCTGTTGGCGGCCCGGTAACTGCCGGTGAGCCATTTATGGTTGGCGAACAGGGCCGTGAATTGTTTGTTCCTAGCCAAAATGGACAGATCATCAAGAACAGTGACCTCGGTGGCTCCAGCGGTCAGACAAACATTAGTTTCCAAATTACGACTGTTGATGCCACAGGATTCGATGATTTATTAACCTCTCGCAGGGCGATGATTGTCGGTATGATTAACCGCGCGATGAACGAGAAAGGCCGCCCAGGGATTGCATAATGAGTTATCCAACAACACCAAAGTTTAGGGCGGTCAATCTCAAGTCTGAGAATGTCAATCTTGTATCTGAAACCGTAAGCGGGAAGATTCAGGTTCGGCAGCTTGCCAACCAGAAATGGTCATTCAGCGCGAAATATCCGCCAATGACGCGGGCTGAATTTATGCCTATCTATGCCTTCCTGATGCAGCAGCAAGGGATGTATGGAACCTTCACCGTACAAATCCCGATAATGGAAGATGCGCGTGGCACGGCTTCTGGAACCTTGCGCGTGAACAATGCTGGCGGGTATGCTGTAGGCTCTAGCACAATCACCGTTGACGGCATCACTGGAACCCTATTAGAAGGCGATCTAGTCAAATTTACCGGCCATGACAAGGTGTACATGGTTGTGAGCCATACAGAAACCAGCGGCAATACAACTTCTATTGGGATCGAACCGCCTCTGTATGCTTCGGTGGCAAATGATTCCGCCATCAGCTATGACGATGTGCCGATGAAGGTTCGCTTGCGGAACGATGTTCAAGAGTTCAACATTCGCGTTGATTCACTTATTGAATATGAAGTTGATTTTGTTGAGGTCATATGAGCCGCTCAATAAATGCCACAACGCTGGCGGAGATTGAAAAGGATGCGGTTAAAACTTCCCATCTCGTGCAATTCCACTTGTCCAGTAGTATTTATTTCACGGACGCTGGCTTCGACATTTCGTATGGCGGTAATTCATATTTAGCGTCTAGCCATCTGCTTGAAATTGGGTCGGTCAACGAATCATCCGATGTCCGCGTAGGAACATTGTCAATCACACTTTCTGGCGTTGAACAGAGTTTTGTTTCCGCATTTTTAGGAAGCCCTTATATCGGCAGGCAGGTCATTGTCTATCGGGCTTTTTTAAACGCATCCAGCCAAATCATCGGCGATCCCATTCTGGTATTTGATGGGAGAATTGATGGCTATGATCTAAACGAAGGTCGAAATGATTCGCGCATCACTGTGGGTGTCGCTTCTCATTGGTCAGACTTCGAGAAGAAGTCAGGCAGATATACCAATCCAAACTCACAGGCATTGTTCTTTACAGGCGACAAGGGGTTTGATTTCGCTGCGAACATCGTGAAAGACCTGAAGTGGGGTAGGAAATAATGGGCTTATTCGATTTTGTCAGCGATGTATTTGACTTTGTAGGCGATGTTTTTGGCGAGGTTGTTTCGTGGTTTGTTGACATTCCAGAACCTCCTACTTACGAGGACAACTATCGCGGCACTCTGCTTAACAAGCAAAGCAATCTTGCCCAGATCCCTGTCATCTACGGCCAGCGCAAGGTGGGCGGTACTCGCGTATTTGTAGAAACCTCCGGCACAGACAACGAATACCTCTATATCTGCCTAGTCCTCTGCGAGGGCGAAATCCAAGCGATTGGCGATGTTTATATCAATGATGTCCTCAGCACCGATAGCCGGTTCTCTGGACTTCTCACCTTCGACAAAAAACTAGGCACTGACGATCAAACAGCAAGCAGCGTATTACTTGGTGCGCCAAGCTGGACTTCAGATCATCGCCTGCGTGGTGTTGCGTATCTTGGGATGCGCTTCAAGTGGGATCGGGATGTATTTGGATCAATGCCTGAGATCAACGCTGTCGTTCAAGGAAGAAAATGTTACGACCCGCGTAACACAACTACGGCATATACAACGAATCCGGCAATCTGCCTATTGGACTACATGACCAATAGTAGATATGGGAAAGGACTGCCTGCCTCTGCGTTTGAGTCTAGCTACGCTTCATGGAAGACCGCAGCAGATATTTGTGATTCCAATGTGACTTCATATACAGGAGGCAGCACAATTGACCTGTTTTCTTGTAATGCAGTTTTGGATACAAGCAAGAATCTAATTGACAATGTAAAAGTTTTTCTTTCTGGGATGCAGGGCTTGCTTACTTTCACGCAAGGCAAGTACAAGCTCGTTGTCGAAAATAGCGGGTCTGCCAGCTATGCCTTTACCGAGGACAACATCCTTGGCGGAATCACAATCAACGGCGAAAAGAAACGCGAGCGGTTTAATCGCGTAATTGCCACATTCGCCAATCCAGAAAAGAACTGGCAGCAAGATCAGATTGAATATCCAGAAGCAGGAAGCGCAACCTATACTACGCTTCTTGCAGAAGACAACGGATTTGAATTAGAAAAGCGGGCGGCCTTAGATACAGTTACGAACCAGTATCAAGCGAGAAACATCGCATACACGATGCTCTACAAATCGCGCAGCGGCATTCGTTGTTCATTCTTGGCGACTGTAGACTCGTTGCAGTTAGAAGTTGGCGATATTGTTTCTGTGACGCACTCATCGCCGGGCTGGTCTGCAAAGCCATTCCGCATAACTGGCCTTGCTTTGCAATCAGATGGCAATGTGGGCATAACATTGTTGGAACATCAGAATAGCGTTTATGTGTGGCACGAAGGGGCAGAGGTATTGGAATATGCCGATACCAATCTGCCAGACCCATTTATCGTTACGGCAATTGATGTCAATACGGTATCTGTCGCAAGCTCTGAAGCGATCAATGACAACGGAAGTTCAACGCAGCGGTTCTTGGTTTCATGGACTGAACCGTCTGACAATTTCATTTCTGAATATGTTGTCCAGTACAAAGAATCTACGGAAGGATCATGGAACGGCGAGGTTCGGACAGACTCATCACCGATCTATATCGCTGGGATTCAATCTGGCGTTGCTTACAACATCCGAATTAAAGCCATCAATGCCTTGGGCGTTAGTTCCGCTTGGGCAACCCTTGCCAGTCCAGTAACCGCATCTAACCTCACGACAGAGGCTGGCGGCGGAAATACCACCTATTACCAGAACACGGCTCCAACAGGCGATCTTTCTGAGGGCGATTTGTGGTTCGATACTGACGATGGCAATAAGCCATACCGATACAACGGCACATCATGGGTAAGCGTACAGGATGGTTCTATTCCGACCGGTGCGCTGGCTGATTTAGACAATGTATCTGAATCAGAAATTGCTCTGACCAATAATGAGCTTTCAGATATTACCGCCAATTTAGGCACGATTACCGCAGGCACGGTCAATGTTGGTTCTGGCGGAGTTAACATCACTTCAGCTTCTAGTGGGTCAAGAATCCAAATTACAGCAAATCGTCTGGAAGTATATGACGGAACTACCTTGCGCGTGAGGATCGGTGAACTCTGATGGCTTATGGATTCCAAATCTATGGCCCAACAGGTCAGCTACAGTTTGACATAAATAGTGTTGCTCTCATGTTGCACGATAAGTTTGAGGTCACAGGAACAAATTCATATAACCAAACTTATGTTTGGTCTGAGGATGTAACCACGGCTTTTTTGGTGATTGAAGAATATCTATACAACGACATAAATTTCCTATTCAATCTTCAAGTTTATGGCGGACAAACAGTTACATTTCCTGCGACTAGAACTGTAAATATTGCCGGAACTCCTGTTTACACAAATGTTGGAATGAACTTAGGCGGTTCATGGTCAACTTATGTAAATGGATCAACCCTTCGATTTCTTGTTTATGTAGCTTGACATGGCTTACGGACTCAAATTTATTAACAATGATGGAATAAGGGTCGTTGGGAACAACGAAGACAACCTAAAGTTCATCGGCAAATACACAAGCTATTCTGTAAATACATACGGAAACGACCTCTGCTATTACCTGACATTTACAGTCACTTCTAGCGAAAAACCAATTTGTTATTTATATGTTCCGCACGATACCGTGGGCACTTGCTCTGTCGGCGGATATACAAATTCGACCGACTGCTTGATTAAAGGAGGCGGCGGCTGGTCTTGGAGCGGATCAGATCGAAGGCTTTGCGCTATTCATGCCATTGTCAATGCTGGCGGGAATAGTTGGAATGTGTATGTGAAATGCGGATACAGGGGCTACCCATCGGCTGCTACTATTTATGCGTTCAATTTAGTTGGAAATACACCGTCAACCGATCTTTATGGAATCCGCGTCTGGAAGGACAACGGAACCGATTTGGCCTATGACAGCGGATACACTCCTTTGATGTCCAAAGTAGGGGCCGAAAGCGTCGTGCAAAATCCCGGCTCTGGCTCACTTGTTGTTGGGTATAACGAGCTTGGCGGAGGAGCAACATGGGCAAGCAAAGGAATCTCCAAGCCTGCTTTTGGCTCATCTACGCATGACATTAACTGCCAAGCATGGACATTCTTCGGCTTCTACTATTTGAGATATTACAGGGCATTTTTTAGCACTACCCCTACTGGAATAGCAAAATGGTTTTGCACATGGAGCGGAGGCCCAATTGGATCAGGAACAGATGTGGTTCTTGGGAATACGGCTCCAGTAAATGTAGGTGGTTGGTTTTATAGAAATGTGACAATTCCATTTATTGACGGAGCCGACTATGACTGATGAAGTAGAATCTACAGCAGCATTGTCCGATAATTTCGAGATTCCTGAAGAGGTAGAAATGTTGGTTAATTACACGCCCATTGAGGAGCCAGATCATGCTTTACCTAGTCCAGAGTGATGTTGGCACACAGGTTCGCGCCACGATCACAGAAAACGATACCGGAGACCCCGTAGATATTAGCGGGGCTACGACCGTCCTAAAGTTTCGCAAAAAAGGCACTTCGACCGTGCTTTCAACGCTGACCAATCAATCTTCTGCCGGGGATTCTGCGTTAGGCATTGCCACATTTATTTTTGGCAATGGCGTTTTGAACATTGATCCGGGCAATTACGAAGGCGAAATTGAATCCACCTTCTCAGATGGGTCAGTCAAGACTGTGTACGAAAAGGTCGAATTCTTCTTGCGCGAGGATTTCTAAATGTCGCTTCGCGGCACTTTTACACTCGCCAGACACAAGGCCACAGTAGCCTTGCATTGGCTAGTTGCCAGCGCGCAGACTGGCATTTTCCTGCTGGTTCGGTTTTTGACGGATACCGCTAGAGTCACGGAATCCATCTTTCGAGCAATCGCAAAAGCCCTAACTGACACGGCAGAAGCCAGCGAATCTATTTCCAAAGCCACCACAAAAGGTTTTACGGACGCTGGATCGGCCTCAGACGCCTCTGTGCTGGCCGTGGGCAAGACGGAAACAAATGCTACATCGACATCGGAAACCGTATCTAAGGCGGTTGGCGTGGCTCTGGAGGACAACGGACAAGCCTCTGATGCGTTCTCCAGGCAGGTGGCTTATCAGAGAGAGTTTTCAGACCAGATTGAGGCTACAGACGATTTTGATGGGGCATCGGTTGTAGACGATGACCAGACCATGCAATTCGTCAAAGTTAGGTCAGATTTTGCTACGGCTGCTGAATCTTTCAGTCGGACTGTCGCATTTACTCGCAGTTTCTCCGAAACGGAGGAGATCGCTGATGTTGCTACTCTTTCAACTGGTTTAACAAAAGCTGATGCAGCAGAAGCCTCTGAATCTTTTTCCCGCGTGGTGGCTTATGCCCGCCAGCCAAGCGACGCTGTATCCGCCGCAGAAAACAATGTATTCTCGATTGGATTAGGCAAGAGCGACACTGCAAATATTGCTGAAGCCCTTGTAAAATCTGGTTCTATGGTTCGCAGCGATTCCGCCGAAAGTGCCGACAGCGGTACGCTGCTAAATCAGGATTACACAAGTGATCCTTTTTACTTTGCAGACGACTATGTTGGCACGAAACGCACATTTTAAGGAATTGACATGATTAAAGACGCTATGAAGGCCAAAGGCCGTTTGAACATTGTCCTGAAGGACGCCGAAGGCAATGTAAAGGACACCCGCGAGGTGGATAACCTTGTCGTAAATACGGGCTTGGCCTATATCGCCAGTCGTATGAAGGATGCTACTGCAACCGCTATGACCCACATGGGCCTTGGTTCTGGCTCTACCGCAGCCGCAGCAGGCGACACAGATCTCGGCTCTTTGCTGGGTTCTCGCGAGGCTCTGGATTCCACCACCGTAACCTCGAATGCCATCGAATATGTAGCTTCGTTTGAAGCTGGCGATGCTACTGGTGCTGTGACCGAAGCAGGCATCTTCAATGCCTCTACCGGCGGAACTATGCTGTGCCGTACTGTGTTTTCAGTAGTGAACAAGGGCGCAAGCGACACCATGACCGTTACTTGGACGATCACTATTTCAGCAGCGTAATTGGATAAGGGGCGAATCTTATGTCAACAATCGTAACAAGGGCGGGCAAAGGTTCGCCTCTTACCAATACCGAAGTTGATTCCAATTTCAGCAACCTCAATACAGATAAACAAGAAGTTCTGACTGAGGGTGCTTTTGTAGATGGTGACAAAACCAAATTAGACGGAATCGAATCTGGCGCTACCGCAGACCAGACTGCTCAGGAGATCGCCACCGCGATTGACGCTGACGCTACCGCTGAAACCACTCTGAAGTCTGCTCTCGGACTTGGAACCGCTGCCTATACCGCCTCGACCGACTACGCCACCGCAGCGCAGGGTTCTTTAGCGGATAGCGCATTGCAGAGTTCTGACATCGGCGTATCTGTTCAGGGCTATTCATCCGTACTGGCTGGCACTACTGCGTCATTCACTACAGCAGACGAATCCAAGCTAAACGGCATTGAAGCACTGGCAGATGTAACTGATACCGCCAATGTCACGGCGGCTGGCGCACTTATGGATAGCGAGGTGACGAATCTTGCTGCCGTAAAAGCATTCGATCCAGCCGATTATGCTACCGCAGCGCAAGGCTCTCTGGCCGATTCTGCATTGCAAGATGGCGACACCGTTGCATCTCTGGACATCAACGGCGGCACGATTGACGGCGTGACCATCGGCGGTGCGAGTGCAGGTGCGGGGACGTTTACTACGCTAGGTGCTACAGGCGATGTAAGTATTGCCGACAAGATTGTCCACACAGGCGACACCAACACGGCCATTCGTTTCCCTGCGGCAGACACTGTTACTGTGGAGACTGATGGCTCAGAACGCATGCGCATCGACTCCAGTGGAAACGTCGAAATTCAAAGTAATGCCAGCACTGGTAATCTGGTGTTTAAAGAATCAACCACTGATTCTTGGTCTATCAGAAACAATGGTGCAAATGGTTACCTAGCTTTCTATGACGAGTATAATAGTACAGAACGCATGCGCATCGACTCCAGTGGGGCATTACTTGTTGGAACTACGAGCGCAGGATCTGGAACAGCAGGCGATATTGTGGTGGATGGCGGTGTCTATCTAGGCGGTACAGGTGCGGCGAATTATCTGGATGATTATGAGGAAGGGACGTTTACGCTTCAAGTCTTAGAGGGGTCTGGTGGATCAAATGTAGTTACTAGTGGTGATGCAAGATATATTAAAATTGGCGACCTTGTACATCTTACATGGCGAGTTGATGTTTCTAGTTCGTCCTCAAGTCAATTACATTTATCAAACTTTCCTTTTGCAATTTCATCATCATCAGGGATGCGATTTTCACAGGGCGGACTTGGAATGGCCCACAATAATGAGCCACATAGTTTTTATATGGCAAATACCAATCTGGTTTCAGCGTGGCGTTTCAATATATCTGCCGCCACATTTGGTCGTGCTTCTGATGCAAATGGTGTATACCGTGGATATTTAACCTACACAACATTTTAATTACCTTAAGTGGACTCTTGAGGCGGAAAGGAGAATACAATGAAAGACATTGAAGGATACGAAGGCTTGTACGCAATCACAGAAGATGGTCGTGTATGGAGCCACAGGTCACAGAAGTTCCGTAAGTTGGGGCGATCCAGAGAATACTTGCAGGTGAGTCTATGCAAGGATGGTGTGACCAAACAGATAATGGTGCATCGACTTGTTGCATGTGCTTACGTTGATAATCCTGAAAACAAACAGACCGTAAACCATATTGACGGAAACCCGCACAATAATCATGTCTCCAACCTTGAATGGATGACGATGCAGGAAAACAATCAAGCGGCTTGGGATAATGGCCAGAGAGTTCTTACTGATAAAATGCACGAATCAATGCTAAAGAATATGGAAAAAGGCAGGAAGCGACTCAAGCCAGAGACAGTGAGTCAGATTCGTGAATTATCAGAAAGCGGCCTGTCAAACAGGTCAGTCGCAAAAATGGTTAATGTCGCTCATTCAACCGTTGGCAACGTAGTTAACGGCACAATTTATCAGGAGACAGCATAATGGCATTAGTAGAAGTAACAGACGCAACGGACAAAGTAGAAATCGTGGGCGTATACAAGCATGTACAGGTACGCTCTGCAACATGGGTTGAGAAAGATGGCGCAATGATTGGTAGCAAGCAGTATCACCGTACAGTGTTCGCACCGGGCGATTCATCCGACAATGCTGAGATTCAAGCAATCATCGACACAGTGCATACACAGGCTGTGAAAGACGCTTATGCGGCACACTTAGTTGCATCGCAAGATGAACTTGCGCCAGCGGCGGCTCAGGCGGCTGAGATGGAAGATTAAGCTGTGGAAACCCTTATCAATAGGTGCTGACAATGAGCGAAGAAGCGCGCTTGGAACGCATTGAAAACAAGATTGATCAACTTTCCGATGCCGTCGTTTCTCTGGCGCGAATGGAAGAGCGCATGATTACCCTATTCAATAGAATGGATGGCTATGATCGTCGCCAGCAAACGCTAGAAGAAAAGGTTGATGGTATTGACACGATTGTGACCAAGCGCGGGGCCATTCTCAGCATTGTTGACCGAGCTGTTTGGGTTTTCCTTGGAATCGTCGGCGCTGTCTGGGCGCGGAAATTCTTATAATGTTTGAATTCTTCATGCCTTGGACTTGGATGCAGATGATCCAGCCTCCGCCTCCCCAGCCAATTCAGCAGCCGCCAGCGATTTATTACATACTCCCTACATACTCCCTACATACTCCCTGCAATAAATAGCCCTAAAACGCCCTGAAACGCCCCAGGAGGCGAGATCTAATGAGAAAGGTACTAACCCTGCTCCTACTCTCTGCGGCGCTCTCAGGCTGTTCTATGCTCTCTGCCGTTTCCAGCCTGCTTCCAGGTGGAGGGGACGGCGTGAACGCAAATGCCCAGATCGGGGCAGAAAATAACCAAGCAGTCGCCCAGGTTGGCGACGAACTTTCATCTGGCGATAACAGTACCGTCACAAAAGCTGACCAAGCTAATGCCGTAGAAGGCACTCAGATTATCAACTCAGATACACCGTGGTGGCTGATTGGACTTATCGCACTGCTGGCTGGCTGGGCAATTCCTACTCCGATGGCTATGGCAT